TTCTGCCATCTTTTTATTCCTCTTTAATATAAATATGCACTATCCTAAAAATTACTCAGGAAAAGCTGCTCCTGTTGGTAAAATATTGAAATCAATTACAATAAACTCAGCTGCCTTAGCAGGTTGAAGGAATATTTGTCCTACCATTGTATTTCTATCAATTACGTCAGGTGTATTATTACTCTCATCCATTACTACTTTAAATGCATACAACCCTTGTCTTTGTTGTACATTTTCAAAATATGGATTAACGATGCTTAAGAATCTGTTTCTAGTTGCGGCTGTATTATTTTCAAATATTAAGAATTTAGTTGTACTACCAATAAATTTCTTTGCCGCAATTAATAATCTTCTCACATTCACTCTATCTAATGCAGATGCCTTTTTCTGTAATGTCTTTTGTCCAAATACTGTCACTCCGGAATTCGGAAAAGTTGCAATTGGATTAACATTACTTTCATATAAAGTATCTCTATTGGCATGAGTTAATTTTCTTTCTGTTGCTACTGCTATATCAATACCACCTCTGTTTAAACCAGCTGGGGCAAACCATGGAGCAGCAACTCTATCATTAAAGGCATATACACTAGGTATTACTGTTGATGCAGGCACCCATACATTTCTTCCTAAATCTGAATCCGGAATTTTTATCCAAGGCCAATACATTGCAGCATAATTACTATCTCTAGCTTCTGCCTTGGCAACTGCAGTAGTAATACCGCCGTTGTATAAAACAGGATCGATAACAGCAAAACAATCACTTCTATCTTCACACATTTGAACTAATTCACCAATTGTTGTTCCATGTTTATCATCAACCAATCCAGGTGCTGTAATTAAATTAATATCATATTCATCTTGATTCTTTAATAATTTAATTGCATCTGAATAAGCTGTTCCACCATTTGCATCTACATCTGGATTATATCCTTGTACATTTGTGTCTTCAATTGTTTCATAGAATTTTTGTGGATGTAAAACATTGCCATCTAATCCGGATGCAAATGACCCTGATCCTACCTCAGGCAGAAAGTCTGTCAATGTCGCATCTCTCACGGCACCATTTGAATCTAAATAGTTATATGTATTTTTAAGAACTGTTGCTCTCACATATTTTGATCTATTTGCAAAATCTCCAGATAATTGAAGATATGGGTCTGTTGTGCCGGTATCCGCTAACGCAAATGATTGATCACCAAGTCGTCTTGCAATATAATCAGTTGAATTAGGATCTAAAGTTAGATTTGTATGTTGTTCTAAAATAGATTTTCTGTTACTAGTATCATCACCTCTTCTTAGAATGAGGTTAAATGTACCTTTATTTGCATTTTGAGAAGTTATTTCCCATCTTACATTATTTTCAGTACCATTAGGTAATGTATTATTTGTTCCTTCTGTGCCGCCTCCGCTGTTTTGGTCTAGCCCATCTGATAAGGTAGTTAATGTAACTACCGCAGTTTCTGTACTTGATGCAGCTCCTCCACCCATTACAAACCCGGTGGTGCCTGATGTTGCTCCAAATGTGCCTGGAGCAGCATTCGATGCTGTTGCAAATGAAAAGCCATTAGGTGTCGTTCCTATTGTAGATCCAGATAATATTAATTTGCCGGCTACTGCTGTAGCTGTTATTCCCGGAATGGCTTCTGCTGCAATTTCAAGTACTAAATTATCTGCTAATGCGGTAACATCAGCTCCTACTGGAAAGAATCTAACGGATCCATCAATTGAATCACCAGAGCCATCTGCACTAGCTACAAATGTTCTTGTTGTCGACCCAGCGATTATTTTAAATGTCTCTTGAGCGGCAACAGTGCTCAATGTCAATGACCCGGTCGAAAATGTAGTTCCTACTGTCGTGCCGGCAATCAAATCTGATGTTGCTGGAGCATATCCTGTTGCTAATATTCTAACTACTGTCAATGTGTCTGCATACTTAAGATACTCTTGTGCAGAATAGTTAGTTAAATATTTATACGATTGTTCTGATGCTCCAGAGCCGGAAGTAAATTTTCCTCCAAATTTTTGGACAAATTCAGAATAACTCGATACAATTGTCGGTATTCCTGCCGGGCCTTTTTGTGTCGGTCCTATAACAGCGGCTCCAATTGCTTGGATTCCTGCTGGTAAAAACGACTGATCTACTTCATTAGTAAATACGCCTGGTGATACAATTTTTTCTGCCATGTTAGTGTTCCTCTTTTATTAATCAATTTCTTATAAATATTAGAACTTATAGCCAAACATTCTATTTTACTGGAATAAACTCGCCGCTCAAAAGGTCGACTTGTCCGGCTCCATATTTTTCGTTTAGAGTTCTAACTAATTCTTGTTCTTTTGTCTGTAATTTAACGTAATCTGTTTGTAGTTTACCTTTTGCAATACTGAGTGATTCTGACCTCTGGTTGGTTAATAATATCTCTAGTTCTACTTGTCCAAATTCAGAAATCTTTTGTGAATTCTCATCTCTTAATTTGGTAACCTGATCGAGTTCTTCTTGCGTAAATTTAATTGGCTCTGCCATAACTTTTTCCTTTTAATTTGTTTTATATAAATATATAATAATGCCTAAAACCCGCCTTTTGGGGTATTGGTAACATCTGAATTAAATCCGGTTTGACCATCTCCGGAGATTTGTTCATTTCCAAAATTAACCTTTTTAACAGAAAATCTTTTTTGGAAGTTTGATTTTTGTAATTCATATGGCATTAATAATGATGCTTTACATGTCAATGGTATTGTTGCTCTCACTACCCTATCTTCCCCCGATGCATTTGTTGTATCAAAACTAACATCAGACATAAACACTGGAAACTTAAATGTCGTTCCATATGCAAATCCATTTGTAGGTAATATCTGTTCAACTATTGAATTCATTTGTTCTGTATATTCTGTCCATAATAATAATTCATATGATACATCTATAAATTCTGGTACTGGTGCTAGATAATATTCTTTTGCACGTTTAACTCTATGCTGCGTTGCAAATCTACTGTACCTATTTTGTAGAGTATGTTTATTCTGGAACACATAATCGTTTCCAGCTGGGTTGTTATTGACGGCCAAGGTTTTTAAAGTGTCTCGATCTATAATAGATCCTCTTCGTATACTTAAAACCGGCGTCATAATCTTACCTTTGCGATCTCTCATATATCCTTTTGCTTGTACCTGTGCCCATTTTTCTCCATTTGCATACATTACCGGAACGTCTATCATTTGCCCGTTCTCTATAACCTGTAATTTAAGTATGTCTCTTATATAAGATATAATAGCAAAATCGACATCCTCAATAGTACATTTAGGAGTTTTTATCGTATCATTATCACGTCTAATTTCGTCTGCTCTATTAGGAACCGCATCTCGCGAAAATGATGAATTTGTTTGATTTAATTTTTTTTCTGCCATTATAAGTTCCTTGGTATATTATTTGGCTTATTGATTCCGGATCGCACTTCTTGGATGTTTAGTCTATTTCTTCTAGTAACATGGCCAGTAACTTTGACGGCTACACTATATCCAAATTCTTCTCGATCACCTTCTACAAATCCTAAATCAGTTGATGGATTAGCCCCTCGCCAATATTGTGATGCGCCTACTGTATCTATTTCGTAAAATTCATTATCCCATTCTAGAATATCACCTTCTTCAATCACAATATTCTTATCTTTTAAATCGTCACGTAAGAAATCAAATGCTCCGATTCTAGTTGAGTCATATCCCGAATCATCGCCTATATATGATTTTTCTTCCTTTGAAGCCAAACAATTTAGGCGCATGGGGGAGTAATAAACTTTCTTATCTGATTCATCATACATGTTAGCCTGAGTCTCTTCTAGGCTTAGTTTGTAGTATGCAACTTCAATATCAATTAAGTTATTGATGAGTTCTCGGTTAACTGATCTAATTAAACTTGCATCTCTTGCTGATCCAAATAATGCCATTACTATTACCCTATATAAATTTTAAGTGGTATCTTGTTCATCTGCTGTTGCAATGAATCTGCCTCTGCTTGCTTTCGTTCCAATTGTGATTGCCTAGACATTGTATCAAGTACTTCTTTAAGTTCTGTTATAAGACCTTCTTTTTCGGTTGCTCCGGCTGATATTAGGTCTGATCCGTTTAGCGTTACCTCAGCATTTGGTATTGGCAATGAGGAATACTTGCCTCTAATATATCCTAACATCTCTTTACATAATGCTAATGTATATCTTCGGATCCATTGTTTGCCAACTGCATTAATATATGTATATGTTATATCCTCATATGGTATATTTGAAAAATCAGATACTGTATTAACATCTCCCTTTAAAGGATCACTCCTATCTGCTTTTTTAATATATTCAAAGTATACTTTTGTAAAATTAGACCCGTTAGGTATAGGAAAGAATTTAATCCTATCATTTACCAATTCAAATGTATATGCAGATTTTCTTATTTGATCATTAAATTCAATTGCCTGCATTCTTAATAAGTCGGCATTCATAGGCATCATCATAAAAGATACGCCTGGAGAATATTGTCCCCAGCCGAAACCTTCTAACATGTTTTGAGAGCCTAATCCTGTGCCTACAAATGGGTCAAAATATTTTACGATGGCCGGTGGTGCTTCGTGAAAGATACGTTTCACTTCAATCTGGTCTACGCCGGCGGTACCGGATTCTAATGTCACGGATGCGGCATCACTCAGGTCATAAATTTGTTGGTTTGCGGACATTGCCACCGAGCCTGTATAATATGTAACATTTCCGCCTACGCCCGCCTCCACTCCATACTCATCTGCTAGTGCAATTAATCCTCCTAATCCGGGTGATACCCTTTTCCCTGATAAATTTGATCCGGTAGATGCGCCATATAAGTTTAACATGTTATCACGTATATTATATGTATTTATTTGAGCACCATATTCAGATACAGCTTCTTCAAAACACGCGTAAAAGTTTATATCCTGTAATTCGATATCAGTTAATGGATATCCCAATCTTTTAGCGCACCAGTCAGATGTTTTGTCTGTATCACTGACAAATGTAGTATCTGCATCATATAATGCAAATGGTGTTTTATCACTAGATGAAAATGATGATGATCCGGGCCATATTGGAATGTTTTTTGCCATAGTAGTTCCTTTTATATAAATATATCAGAGTAGCACATCACACGCCAATTACCTTTGAGACATTTGCAGTAGCCACACCTAGCACTTTGCCTATACTCGCGGCTGCTGTTCCTATGACAGCATGACCGTACCCGGCGGCCGCGACAGTACAATCTAATGTTATTGTTCCACTAAAATTTATAGTTGCCGAATGAGAACCAGCGCCTCCACTGAAAGTGTCGGTATCTTGAAAGTCTGAATCGTGATCTATTACTGCACATATAAAGCTATTGCCGCCTTGAATAATTGATCTGGCAGTTGCGTTAAGAGTTATAGCATTGTTGCCGCCGTTATTCCATGTAGCAAGCTCACTTGAATATACTGTGCTAAAATCTACGTTGTTAAAATCAGCAACTACAAGATCGTCATTAGTTCCGCCAAAAGCATCGCTAGCACAAACTATAATATCAGCATTATTAGTAGTACCTGCGCCGGCTATATTTAAAACAGCTGCGCTTACGGTACCTGTAATACCACTCGAATCAAACTGTAAAAAAGTTCTTATATATCTATATGTTCCGCCACCTCTTCCTGGACTTGCAAAATACTGAACGCCGGTGGCTGTTCCTGTACTTGTTGATTGTCCTACAGCTTCATCTCTTGCGGCTGCTTGGGAATTGTCTACTGTACCAACAACGTTCCCTCCTTTATTAAGATTTAGAGTAGGCATCAGTACTGTTTTTTAGGTAAATAGTATTTATTCGAATTAAAATACATGTTAGATGGTGGATTTACATTTATAGTTTCGTATTCAACATTTTCTATGTTTTGAATTGTTGTTGCGTCTTTATTGTTATTCCACCAAGTTACTTTAGCGCCTGGTTTAACTAAAGAAGCTATGTTACTACCAAATCTACTCCAATCAGCTTCGCCCCAAGTATCATAAAACACGCCATTATACGTAGATAAAGAATCTTTTATATCATACCAATCACCTTCTACTATAGTAACGTTGGACTTACCAATAGCCCAAGCTTTTGCTTTTTCTATTATTTGTGGATGTAGTTCTACTATAATATGTGACGTTATAGAGTTTGCTTGAATATACCCAGCAGATATACCCATACCAAATCCTATTTCTAATATATCTCCGCCATTTTCACAAACATAATCTGCTGAAGCTTTCATGATCGCATCTTCCCAGTCCATCATTACTTCCATTTCTCCAAAACCCTCAACAGTATAATAAATTTTATCAGATGCAAATGTTAATGTTTCGTCTTTATATGCCATTATGCTATCTCCACCCAAGTATTATCTGGTGTGAAGTATACTGTGTCGCCTCCAAAATTCCAACCTATTACTCTTGCAACGTCGCCTGATACACTTGGGACGTTATTTGAAGCAGATCCAGGAGATTCCAGATATAATGCACAGCCATTTAATCCCCCGGGCTCATATCCTATATTTGCCATACCTCTTAATAACATGCCGTCGGCTGATGAATTACTTCCTACGGCTAGGCCTAATGAGGAAGATGCATGTCCATTAGATCCCGAATGTGCCAATGTCCATCCTGAGCCTGTATGAGCATATATTAATCCTGGTATCGTCGGGATATCGCCAAATTTAATTATATCTCCTTGTGCAGTGCCTGCTATTGAACTTGTATTATATACTAAAAGTCCGGCCTGGCCATATACATGCCCACTTGCACTTATATTACCTGATGCTGTGACATTTGACTCTAATAATGTCGATGTTATTGCTCCTGCTTTACCTATTTTTATCTTAGTAATTTGTGTGTCAGCAAATACTCTGCCAGTAGTAGCACTATCTTCTGTGGATAATGCAACTTCTCCATTTACTTCTACTTGACTACTAAACTGGCCTCTTTGACATATTATTGAGAATCCACTAGCGCTTATATCACCTGAGGCTGTTATTGCGCCAAATAATACATCGCTGCCAGTTACTGCATATGACCCTGTCACAATAGATAACATATCTATGCTGCTCAATAGGGAGCCTGAGGTCGTAGTTAAAGATATAATATTACGTTCTGAATTAGCTGTTCTTACACCTAACGAAGCACTCAATTCAAAGAATGAACCACTGATGTTTGCACTCAACGCCAACGCAGATAAATCTTGATCTGAATTGGTAACTTTAGCATCATTCAAACCCACTCTTGTACTAAAACTAGCACTCAATTCAAAGAACGAACCACTGATGTTTGCAGTCAACGCCAACTCAGATAAATCTTGATCTGAGTTGGTAACTTTAGCATCATTCAAACCCACTCTTGCACTAAAACTAGCACTATCAGCTGATAAATTAGGAGCTATTACATTACCACTTGCACTTATATTACCTGAGGCTGTTATATTACCTGTTAGGTCAAACCCATCACTCCCCGCAGCTTGCATGTCTATATTTTGGGCCTGAAGGGCAAAAGTAGTGCCATTGCAAGTAAGATTATTTAATGCTGTAAAAGTACCATCACCGTTAGAAGTTAATACGCGATCAGTTCCATCCCCTGAGATAAAACCCTCAACAGCATTAAAATGGCCTACACTTCCACTTACATCACCAGCTACTATAATTGCACTAGCACTAATATTTCCTGCTACTGTTAATTTTTCTGTTGGGTCTTGTGTTCCTATTCCTACATTATAATTACTCGATGTGATGTATAACCCATTTGTGTTTCCAGTAAATGATGTTCCCAATCCTCCCTGAATATGAAAAGAGGAAGTGGATTGCGCGCCTGCGCCACCAGTACCCACCTTCCATCCTTGGACTTCTGCTCGTTGAAAACTGATCGATGAATTGTAGGCAAAAGAGGTTGCATTTATAGTTAACAGGCCTTCACCGAACTCCCCCGCTGCCTGGGTAATTGTTGGGTTGGCTAAATTTCCTACCAACTCTCCTAAGCTGGCTACTGCGATAGAGCTTACTACTCCGGGTGCGTTATTGGGATTGGAAGCGAATCCCATAATATACCCCGGTGTATCGTTGACTGCTCTTATTGAGCAGTTAGAAGCATTTATTGATATGTTGGTATCTGCAATTGATGTTGTTAATCCTGTAGAAGATATGGCTGCTATGTTGTTTTTATAGATGATGAAATCGTTACCATTATGTTCTAATAGTCGGCCGGCATTGCCTGCCACATCTCCGCCATCACTACCACTTGTAATTTTAAATGTAGATACATTATGAATAAGAAATTCGCCTGTAGAAGTAACTGCGCCTCCTCCGTAATTAGTATTTAAATCTAATAATTCTACATTACCAATTTTTAACATATTATGGTGATTTGCATCTGCCATTGCCCCAGAAATAATAAGACCTGAGCCTGTTATACGTAATCCCTCCAGGTTTGCTATATCGTGACCAACATTATATTCGCCTACTGAAATGTGAGAATTAGAAGGCCCTAGGATATCTAGTCCCGTGCCATATAATGTCCCGCTTGAACTTATATTTCCTGAGGCTGTTATGTCGCCAAACAATACATCGCTGCCAGTTACTGCTAAATGTACTAAGCTTTGATCTGTATTAGTAACTTTTGCATCATTCGCAGTTACTCTCGTACTAAAACTAGCACTTGGTGCAAAGAATGCTCCAGATATTTCAGTTGCAATTTGGCTAGAAGCTGAGATAAAGTTTCCTGCATCCGCAAAGTCTGCTCTCTGTGCATGGGATGATGATACTTCATGTGTTATTTCTACTGACGCAGATAATGCATATGAAGCTGTCATATATAATATTGGTGCTAATGAACCTGTGCCGTCTCGCACAAATCCATCGTCGCCTACCTGTAATACTCTTTGATAAGTATCTTGAATATTTTGGCCTGTTAAGTCTGGTAAAGCCATTTATAACCTTATTTTTTATATAAACCTTTGAGAACGCCTTTGATAACTTCTTTATGTTTGTTCTCAGTTAATGGTTTATGTTTTCTGTATGTTGCAACTATTTTATTTAACCTATCCTTTTTAATAGATAGATTTTCTAATGTTATATTTTCACGTACTAATAATTTCATAATATTAGTAACATGGTCAATATCTGTTTTTGTTATTTCTTGGCTTACATTAGAAACTTGAATTTTATTTTCTTTAATAACTGTTTTATTAGTCTGTGATTTAACTTCTACCGTGACCTTCTTACTAGCTTCGATGTTAAATTCTGACTTCCATGGCGTAAAATATGTATCTTCAGCGATGACTTCTAAACGTATATTTCCAGTTGTAGATTCGTCAATCAATCCTTTTAATTTCTTAATAGGAATTTCACACTTTCCAGAGTTGTTTATCTTTCCGGTGAACATTAAACTATAATCATTAGTTTCGACAACTAGTCGCGCTACCGACTTCTTGAGACTTGCGCCGGATATTTTGATATCACATTCAAATAGTTCTGCTTTATCTGTAAATAATTTATACATGTATATTCTCCACGGTTAAATTTACTCCTAACACTTCTTTAACTACTAATGCTATATCTTTAGCATCTACGTTAATATCATCTCTAATAGTTTTTTGTCCGGAATAAGTTTCTATACCTTTTACTTTACATATTAATTTAATAAATCGCTTCTTTTTTTCTGGTGACAATTGTTGTATCGCATCTGCAATACCGCCATTGGCATTAATTACATCTACAACTTCTTCAACTAACTGGACTTCATCCCATTTATAAGGATTATCGTTCCATTTAAAGTCTGCGTCTTCCCATTTTATTTTAGTAGCCATTTCTTTTATATAAATATGCTAGTTAATGATAACCATTCAATAATTCTAATAAATCATCTATTGCGCTATGTCTATGCGAATCCTCAAGTACAGTCTTGTATACATAATTAGATACTGTTAGCTTTGCCATGTCATGGTACGCAGACCAATTTTTATCTCTCAGATCTATTTGATAAGAATCTCCACAAAAAATCATTTTTGAATCCTTACCTAATCTGCCTATTGCCATTGATAATTGAGATCTAGTTAGATTTTGAAATTCATCTACTATAACAACTGCATTGTCAAATGTTCTTCCTCGGAAATGTGCCAATGAACATAATTCAATTTGTTCTGACTTTTCCATCTTTTCTAATATATCAGGTTTATTATATACCTTGCGCATATTAGATCTAATCGGTACTAGCCATGGCTCCATCTTTTCACGTTCTGAGCCTGGGAGGAACCCATTATCTTCAGTTGATATTGTTGGTCTAGTAATTATTATCTTATTTACTTGTTTTTTGAAAAACATATCAAGTGCCACTTGTACCGCTAATAATGTTTTACCACTACCAGCCTTTCCAACAATAAAGTTGAATGGGTGATCTAGAATTTGTGTTTTTGCTAACTTTTGTTCATCTGATAAAGATATTGAAAATCGGATGTTTCCTTTAGGAGGACTTTTTACCATATTACTTTTTACTGCCATTATGTGGCTCCTTTATGTTACAACTATTTAATATAAATATCTAATTGCACATGTAAAGCCAAAAAAAGGCCCTCCGAAGAGGGCCTTTCCTATATATATTAACACTTAATAATTAATTATTAAATTCTGTCCAACGCATGAACAAGTACTTTACCATAAAATTCTGGTCTTACAACTTTCTTAGCGTATCTAGTCATTACACCCTTTCTTGGAGTGAAGTTGTCTGGATCATATACTAATGGAGTCATAATAAGTGGAATGTATGGAGAATAAACAGCACCTGTTTCTAGGAACTGTGATCCTCTGTATCCCATCAATATAGCATTTTCAGTCATATATGGATTCTTGTAAACTTGGAATCTACTATTAATAGAACCAACTTTCTGTACACCCATTGCAAACTGTTGCTTGTCACCATCTGTATCAGCAGCATATCCAGGAATTGATTCTAGGATTGTTGCAACACTTGGAGAACAAACTAGGAAGTTCGCACCTCCTCTCAATGTTAACTGATGAATTTTATTACTAACTTTCTGTATTTGCGTACCTAAAGTTTGGAACCAAGTACCTTGGTTATAAGCTTGGCCTGCAGTAGCATCATCAACAAATGATGTTGTTGCTGTATCATACTTATATCCAATTCTTGCTGACCAATATGCAGTTGTTTGTGCATTGTTAATTAACATGTCTAGGATCTCTAAATCAATTTCTTGCGAAACATATTCAGATAACATAGAAGTCAATTCAGCCTCTGCATCAATTGAATGATATGCATTCAAATCTTGAGCAAACTCTGGAGACCATACTGCTTTCAACTTACGTGTCTTAGCAACAATTGCCTCAGATCTCATTTCAAGATTGATTTCTGGAATGTCTAGAGTTGTTCCTGCAGTTGCGCCATTTGCATTCAATGCATTTGAATCTTCAAAGTCACCTCTATCAGTTGCTGTAGGAGCTTTATGATATACAACATTCATATCTGCTATACCAACGCCTTTATCAATGACAAAAGTTAATTGTGTTTTAGCAGCATTTAGCTTAGTGAATTCTGGATATACAGCATCAACATCTGTACCTACCAAATTAAAGCCTCTTACGCCTTCAGAATCCGGAGCAACTAAGTCAGAATATAATATAGTTACTGTCGAAACTGTTGAAGAAGAAGCTGCCAACCATTCAGAATTAAAATTGACATCTGTCATTGATACAGATGATGTTACATATCCGCCAGTTGCTACAGTAGAATCACCGACCATGGTCAATGCTGATGATGTTACGTCATTGATAGAATATCCAAAACGACCTGCGCCGTAAAGACCTTCTACAGCGACATTAGTTCCATCACCCATACCTTTATCAGTTACACCAAACACAGAATCAAGTTGAGACGTTCTTCCGGAATCTGTTACGAAGTCATTACCTCCGGGTGTGCCCATAGTACCTTGCTTATTTCCATATTTGAAATCTAAGTAAAATACTAGACCCGATGGTAGGTTCATTGGCTGAACACTTACAAAATCTTTAGCAGCAATTTCTGCAAAGATTCTTCTTACTAGCGGAAGGGCTACACCCGACCACTCTTCTGCTGAAGCACCTCCTGTTGAGTTTGCTTCAGATACTAATTGCTTAGCTTGATTCTCTAAGAGAACGGCCATGCCTTTTCTTTCTACCTCATTACTAAGTCCTTCCAAAAGACCGGTCTTTTTCCACTTATTTTCAAGTTGGATTGCAACGGCGTTTTGGTTAGCATTAGTATTCTGAGGTAATAGTGAATTTACATTCATTTTTTCTTTCCTCTTTTTAAATTTACAGATTAGCTAACTTTTTCCATCTTGCAGCTAATTCAGCGCCTTCAGAAATTACTTTCTTTCTTGGTGCTGTTGAGCGGCTAGACTTTGAAGCGTAGCTTTCTTTAATTGTTCTTTTTGTTCTAGAAGGCCTTACTTTGAATGATTCAGCCAATGTAGCAAATACTAATTTAACTTCGCGTAAGTTAGACGCTCTGTCAAAGTTTTCAATAACTTTCATTTTCTGACTTTCATTCATTGAATGGTTTCTAAACAATTTGTTTGAAAATAATAATTTTGCATTTAGAAGATTAACTTCATTAATTTTGCTTCTTAAGAATTTGATAACAGTTATAGCTTCTTCAAGCTCTTTTGTTGCCTCGCCTTCTTCAGCTTCTTCAGTTACTTCTTCTTCACCTTCTTCTTCCCTCAATGCTTTGATGATTTCTTCTAATGAAACATCTTCTTCATCGCCACCTTCTTCAGTTACAGGAGCTTCATCAGCCACCTCTTCTTCTTCAGTTACGGGCGCCTCCGGAGGCGTTTCTTCATCAGCCATCTCATCTTCTAGCTCTCTAATGATAGCTTCAAGTTCGAGATCTTCTTCAACAGGCTCTTCTGCAGCATATTCACCATCTTCTTCAACAGGTAGCTCTTCTGGAGCCATCTCTTCAGAAAATTCGTCAGTAGGATCTTCATCAGCATCATTCATGCCTCTTCCTTCTGCAGCAACAGGCTCTTCAACAGGCTCTTCAACAGGAGCTTCCATTTCTGGAGCTTCAGCATCTTCTTCCATGTCTAATTCCTCTTCTTCGGCTATTCTAGCAGATAACATTGATTGGATTCTGGGGGTGAAGGCTTCTTCTAATGCAATTTTTGCATTTGCAAGTGCAGTCTCTCGTACGGCTTTAGCGTCTGCGATTGCTTCTTTTAACAAATTTGAATTTGTCATAGTTTTGTCCTTTTATTTAATTTGGAAATAAGGTTATTAAAAACCTTAATAGGAGTACTTAGTACTCATGTATAATTAGTAGAGTGACCATATATTAGAATACGGTATCTTTTCATTAATATATATGCAACGGACACGGAAAAGACTTACTAAAACGTAAAAAAGCGCCTCTCGGCGCTCAGTTACATGTGAATTCTAAATTTAGTCAGCTATAATATTAGCTACCCATTGATGAAATCTTGCTCTTTTCATCTTCTCTCTTCTCTTTGCTGAGTCTGGTATATAATACCTCCTTTCTGCTAATTCTTCTAGTTTTCCGGAATCTTTCAATTCTTTTTTGAAAGACCTTAATGCTTGTCCAATATCGCCTTTAGGTTGATTTTTTGTAGGAACAACTTTAATTCCTACTCCGCCTGGTAATATAGATTTGAATCTTTTTTCTTGTTTGGTCATATAACTTATTTATTGTTAATTTATAATATAATATAATGAATTTTTTTTAAAAATCCTAATTAATCTTCGATGTTTATTAGTATTTTTGCTAATTTAGAAATTTTAAAGATCATCTTCTATATCAGCGCCACCTTCATTATCTTGAAGCGCCTCACCAATCTTATAATAACGATTTAGTACAGTGCCCATATCATCATATGCTGATTCCAACCTTTGTTGTAAGCCGCCCATTTCTGACGATGTCTTTTCAAACACTTTAAAGGCTTCATTCATTTGTTTCATGTGTCTTGATACTGTCACATTATCGAACCAATGTTCTGCTTCCGAAAGGGTCACCTTTTCGGCCTGTTCTACCACGCTTTGCAATGTTTTGGTGACCTCTTGTAGTCCGCCCTTGGAATATACCATCTCTCCTAACTTATGAAAGTTGGAGACTGCTTCTAAGAATGCATTTCTATCATCTTTAGACATTTTCACATCCTCATCTTCCCCAAGATACTTCTCATTAAGTGCATGTTTTAATAATCGGTCTTCATATTTTTTATGCATTATAATCTCCTCTACGTGATGCTTGATCAAGCATCTTTTTAATACCTCCTATTTGCTTCTGGGCGCCGTTGATGTATCTTCGAACTTGGTTTACTGCCTGCTCTGCCTTGTCACGGACCAAGTTATATACAGTCTCATCATCGGCAATACTTTCTAATTCTCTAACCAAGTCTTCTTCAATACCATCAATGGCATTTATTGCTGTATCTACTTGGGCAATTGCGCCTTCATAATCAAATTCGCCGCTTTCTGTTCCATATTCTATTTCTTTAATAGGCTGCTTAGCTTGATATGTAGCACGAACACTATCCAATGTAGGCAACTTGTCTCCAAATTGTCTATTTTCATAGCCTGGCGTGCTTTCTAATAATTTTTTTAGTTTCATTATTACTCTCCCGATCTTTCTGGTGGTATGTTTCCAAATACATCAGGTCCGGTGGGCTTAATACCGTTTTGTCCGGACGTTGCATATTTGCTATTACCTCCTACCACGCCGGTATTTCTTGGTGCCGATTCAAATGCAAGTGTATCATATATCTCGCCAGTGCCTTTAACGCCCTTCTTATTATAAGGGCCAAATGTTGATTGTAAATCTTCTAATGCCATGATTAAAACTCCGTTATTATATCAGTTATTATTCTTTCTATCCCTACAAATTTATTTACAGAAACACTTCCTTTTGATTCATTTACTGGAGAAAGGAAAGCTCCATGAGTTGATGGATTGGATACAAAATCAAATGCTATCAATTCAAAGTCTGGCTGTACTTCTAATGTTTCGCCGGATTCTCTCATTACCTCTTTAACAGATCCCATTCCTCTAGATGAAATACCTAATTTAATTCCGCATTTGAAAAGTTCTTTTAATATATTTCCAGCGGGCGTGCTTAATACTTCTACCGTGCCTATTAGGTCTTTGCCATTAAATTGCATATCTAAAACATTATGAGATACATTATTCAAATTTACAACTGAAGAATCTGGGTGGTCTAGTTCTCCTAATGCTCTACGTTCTTTAACAAATGTACCTGCGTACTTATTTGCTTCACGTACCAATGTTTCCATTGGATATACTCTACCATTTTGGTTCTTTGCTTCTGCGCGTTGAAGAACACCCTTTACTATCAACTTACCATTATTTTGTGCTAATGATTCATTTATTTGAGTAGGCGAAACTTCGAATAACGTATAATCTACTAGTAGTTGTTTATCCATTATATAATCCTGAGTTAATAAATGCGATCTGTTGTTCAAACTTCACACGTTCATCCGAATATTTTCGTTTTTGTTCTGTTAGGGTTAAATCTTTATTTTCTTTAGCTTTTGAAAATTGCATCCATGTCCGATTTGGTATCATTGTGAAAGTTCCTTTAATCTATTTGATATTCTAGTCATTCTTTCATTTATTTTTGCAAACCGATTTCCGGTTGATTTCCAAAAATGATTAGACTGAACACCCATCTCCGTCTTTAGTCTTAAATTGTTATTAACAATCTTTTCCATATTACCTAACATTTTATTAACTTCATTAATTCCTCTGTTAACTTTCTGTTGTGGCGTTGATGTAGGATCTTTTTTATAATCTCTATATGAAGTTTCATTTAACCCACTAGACATCCTCATCATTTTTTTATACATACTTTCTAATTTTACAGAATGTTTAGTTGTTTTTTTAGTTACTTTACTATCTGTTGAATTTTCTGCATTGTCTTTTTGTTTCTTTTTAGATTTTGCAGACCCATCACTAAATGCATTAGGAGTTTGAAATCCAGCTACTCCACCCGTTACACTCATTTCATCTAATTCATCTTCGTCATTAGTAACTGCCTTAGAAACTACCTTTCTTCGTTTCCTCAGATAATCATCTGTTTTGTCGGAATCGCCGTCGTTGTCAATGTCGTCATCTTCTTTGCCTACTGCGTCTAAGGCTTCTAGTTTTAAATACTGTTTAAATTTATCTAGGTAATCCATTTTTATCTCCTCACTTTTGCTGTTACTTCACGGCGTCTTTTAAACAAATAAACTTCTCCGCCTGATGGAGCAGATCCGGATATGTTTGTTACGCCTATTTCAAATAACTTATGGTCTGCAAAATTATTGATTGATATTTTAGCGCCGCCGGCGACTGTTATTGTAGCGTTAGGTTCAATTCCAGCTGAGCCTGATATTAAAAATGCTCCCCAGGTATCTGATGCTTCTGAGCCGGACCATGGAAATGCATCATTATAGTGGCCAGGCTGTCCATCCACATGTTCTACAAGCGTCCTATGTGTTGCAATACTTCCGGTTTGATATTGTGCTAACGCACTTCCAGATACTGCAGTATAGTTATGATAATTTGGTGTTGGCATTATTTAGTCCCCACTTTTTTAAGTTCGCTAATTAGTTCATAATAACGAAGCATTGTCAATACATCTTTATCTTCTATTACATGTTTTTTACTTAATTCAGATAATAGATTACTCACTTCATTTAATTTAATCTTAATCACTTTACTAGGAACTGCAGATTTCAATGTCAATATTGTATTCTGTAATTTGGTCGTCTCGGAGAGAATATATTTTTTCAACTTTACTGAATTAGTAACATTGTTAATGTATTCCTTTAACAATCTCTTTTGCGGCGAGCCTAGAGATGAATATTTTTCATTAAATTTATCGACAACTAATTTACTAGCCAATATACGCACATCTTTATGCTCTGATGTAAGACTTGGAGCACTCTCTTGCTTTTTTGCGCGTGCTTGAACATGTTCAACTAACGTAAATTTACTTGATACATATTCTTTAGGGTCATCTGCTTCTGCAAATTCAAAAAGTTTATATGTTGATGCATGTACCTTGTAATTTTTAACTCGCGATTTGAAAAAATCTTCGACTATATAATTAGTCTTTAAATCTTTAATTAAATTATACTTATCTCGTCTTAATTGAGATTCATTAATTTCTTTTCTTGCTATTAAAACTGCCTCAACAAATTGTGCTGCTTTATCTTTAGTTCCAAATTTCTCTTCTGATACCGTACGGTATAACTTTAATTCTTTTTGAAGTTCTGACTTAGAATTATAATGTTTTTTGATAAGGTGGAGTGCTTTTGAATCTCTATTATTCATAGTGTCAGAAGCAACCTGTCTTACGAGTAATTCAAATACTAGTCCGGTGTTTTTTACCTTTGAATGTTTTATTCGTTTCATGAAATTGCGCCCTGTATATTCAATATTTTTTAATAAATATGCTAGCGTATCGGTATTCCATATTAGATTATTCTTCTAATAATTGTGATTCATCTAACATCGTGCCATTATCCTCAGTTTTCTCTTCTTTTAACATTGTCTGTTGTATTATCTTCGGAGTTTTAAATGACGACTTCATCGATCCTATCAAGTTATTTATCTCTACATTTTCTGTGCTAAGTGGTGATCCGCCTTTGTATTTATGCTGAAGTGGGGCCTGGTCTGTTGCAAATGTATTTCCTATAGATTTTATTGCTAATGGGTCACGGCCAAATGTAGAATCATGTGATTTTCCATTAATAGGCCCGGTAGGTCTTCCGGCACCGGGAGCATGTTCTTGCTCCTGGCCAGGTAATAACTCTCCATTGGTTGCAACATGCATTGATGCTAT